TTTTCAATGTGTTGTTTTTCTGCAACAGTATAGACAAAAGAAAAGGAACCGAAGTTCCTTGCTCTACTCACTTGACAATTTCTATGTCGTACCGCAAATATTCCATCGTCAAGTAGCTGGTGACCGTTGACGTTTCCATGATTTCTTCGTTGAACTGAATGCCGCCTAATGCTACAGGTACGCATTCTATGAACTTTACCCGCACCAAAGGATTGTTATGTGAACTGTATACGGTTACTGTAGCATCAGAATAGATGAAAGGTGTCTTTGCATATTCTTGCTTGCGCTCCCGTGGGCTACCGATGTAGTTCATCCACGAATAAGCCTGTAACCAATTTGAAATGTCTTCTAGGACAATGAATTCAACATCAAGTGCTTCATAGGTGATTTTATCACCGACTTCAGGACGTTCGAAATAAGGTGACGAATGATCTGCACTAGGCAAGGTCATTGTCGGGATTTGGAAATTCTTGATGTTGAATGATGTATCAGGCAAAGAAGCAATTTGCATTACTGCACGATTACCAGAAAGGTAATTTAGCTGCTTTGTGATATTTGTGTTGACTTGCATTGACAATCCTTGTTGTTCAATGCTATTTATTCAGAACTTGCACTGCCGGGGGCATTCACTTCGTTCAGCCCATTCGCTTCGCTCATAACTTACTGTTGACTTGTTCTTACGTATCTTATAAAGTCTTTAATAATATTTGAAACGTGTTACTAAGATATTAACTGTTCTGAACAAGGTTGTCAAGTAGTTTCTAAACTTTATTTTCAATGTGTTGTTTTTATGCCACACTGCAAAACAAAGTATGCATCGACGATATCACTGACCGGGCTAGGAATCTTTTCCTTACCATCATCCTTTATATCAAACCACGTATAAGGACATTGACCATATTCTTTTTTGAATGCATCGACCATTTCGCGCTTGCTGGCATTGCCTTTACCGCTTGCATGCTTTTTGATGCTGCTTGCTATCAATGGCGTGTATCCAACACCAGATTTGTACAGCATTTGTTTGATACAGCCGGTCGCTTCAGCAATGGTTGTGATCATCCCACTGCCACTGTAGGCGTAAGCCTCGATAAACGCACTAGATGGGCGACCAGCGTGTTTTTCCACGGCACCCAACAGTCCACTAGCCAAAAGGTCGAAACGCTGTTCTGCGCTGTTATAAAGCGGGTATTCAAGCATCACAAGATCGGCATGCATGACCTTGTGTTTTTTCTTTTGTCTGTAGCAAAAGAATTTGTAGCCACCGTCGATCTTTGCTACGATAGCTGGCGACGTAACGCTGTAGTCAATGCCTATGATCATTTGTAAATGCTTGCCGAATCACGCAGCCATCTTTGCAATTCTTTTAGTTGCTGTAAATTTTTCAACATGATCTGATTGTTTTCGACAATAACACCCATGAATTCACGTAGGTCTACAGAACCCTTTAAATGGTCTTCTGCGACGATTATTTCAGTTGGTGGTGCCATCAGTGCTTGCGGGGGTTCCGGCAGCTTGTAGACGGTTTGAACTGTCGTACAGCCGGATAACAGAAACAGGCAACTTGCAGCTATCATTGATTTCATTTGGAATTTCTTTCTTTATTTCTTCGATAAGGATAGGGGTATATTTTTCTATTTCCACAATCTTGTCAATGTACTTAGTCACAACACGATCATTTACAATCGTTTGGGTTTCGACTTGCTTGATAACTTTTTCTTTTGCGGCTAACAATTCTAGCTTTGCTTGTGTATCACGAGCATCAAAACCTTTGTAGTAGCCATAAGCAAAGATTCCTAATGCAATCGTGACAGAAATTCCGATTCTGATTAGTGGTGTGTATAATTGTGGGATCATATTAAAATTCCGAAAATAAATCGTCATCATTTCTAGACAACCATATTAATTTTTGATTCAATGTCCAACTAGAAACTGTGAAATATAGGGTTCTGTATTTTTCTGGTTCTTTCGATTTTCCAAATTCATCTTCAAATAATTCACAAAACTTTCTTTCAATTTCTGTGTTTGGTTGAATATCCACCCAAGTGAATATGTGACCAGATATAGAACTTGGTTCGTAGAATCCAGTCAAATTTTTATAAGACACATTGTTGTATTTCAAGAAATCATAAATTTCTTGTGGAAGCCCATCAAATGATGTAAGTTGAATCAAAAATTCAACAACCCTATCACTGTTTTCAAAAACAGAATCTGCATAATCTATGCATGTTGGCATAACAAACCTTTAAAATTCTAATCGAATTCTTCTTCCGGGATTAGTGTCTCCCCACACTTCTGATAGGTTCATATGATTCAATAGTCCAACTTTCTCATATGTTGCAGGTCCACTTACAGAAGGTTTTCTATCATATACATACGTATTGTTCGGAAACTTTGACGCGACATTTTTCCATAAACTAATTGCACCTTTGCTGTTAGTCATATAAGATTGGACAGGTTTCCTTGTTCTTGCTACAGTTTCTATATTTGAAATAATTTTATTCACATCTCCCCCTTCACACTTTGCTACATTTTCATGTGTTATGAAATCTGGATGATCTTGGTTGAAATGTGATATAGAATGTGGAGCATCTACAGGCCCATGAAACATGTATGTGTGATTTCCTATTTCTATTTTCCCATTAGTTGATCCAAATTTTTTATGAAGCGATATAACAGAATTTCTCAATCTAGTAGGATAATCTTGTTTATCAACATTTACAATTTCTGGCATTTCAAGCAGTAACGATTCTTCCAAAAATTGTTTAAAACTTTTCAATTTTTTAAACCTAGAAAGCATAGTAATTTTCTTTTGCTGCTCTTTTGTGACAACAGGTGCAGTGTCGATGGCACCATTACCAACAGCAACTGTCGGTTCTGTGTCTTCAGTAATTGCATTTGATTTTGTAGAAAATACTCCATTATTATCTGTTGTCGATTTTAGTTGATTTGAATTAAATGCTATATATTCATCATGATTCAACCCATTTCCGAGAAATTTAACAGAATCGTGTGTGTCGTTTAATTTTAATAAAGATAATTGTTTTGCTTCTGAAAATGTTTTGCCAGCTTTTTGGTGTTTTTTCAAATCTTTTGTTATATCGAGTGGGTTATTCGTGCGCAAATATAACGAATATGTTTTTCCTCGTTCTTTCGTTTCTGGGTTCCTGCTATAATTTGATGCTGCATACCCATCAGTAGTCAAATAAATTCCAGCCGGGCCTGTACTTTTCCTAATATTTGGCAATCCTGTATCAAATTCTTTTATATTTTTTGATATACTACCGTGGTAATACACTTGTGGTCTACCGTGGTCATCTACAGCTTTGCTATCTTTGAACCAATCATGGAAATTCTTTACACCTTCATGTGTATGGTGAATAGGATGCCCCTTGCTATTATTCACATGTACAAGTTTTCCATTATGAATAATCATTGGGTGGTTTGTTGTGTTGGATTCCATTTAAATTTCCTCGTAATTGTAGCTTGATGCAATTTCCATCAAATCAAATTCTTCTCTTATCAAAAATTTGCTCATGTTTTTTGAAATTAGGCACATTATCAATGGCTGGAATTCAATGCTGTGTACACTAGCCCACATCGAAACATGTTCCAATTCTTTTGCTTCAAACAGCCGCATTGCGTCGGCATATGATTCTTTTAATTCGGATGGGGTTCTACTGAATAAAAAGAATGTGCCATCTTTCAGTTTAACTACTTGCATGTTTGGTAATTTTCAAAGTGGTATCAGTATCAAAGCGTTCATGAAATCTCTTAACTCCGCATAGTGATTATTCACCATCGTCATTTTCCGTCAATGGTTCCCCACAGAAAGGGCAGTAGCAAACCTCGTAGTCGCTTTCAAGTTCTTCTACGCGGAATTCGCTTTCGCATTCTTGGCAAATAATTGTGTCTTTCATATCAGTTCCTATTTTGTAGCATTGTTAATAATTCTGATGTACTACCAACAAACAAATTATTATTTTGAATATTGGTATTACCTTCAGTTTGGCTAATTGGATTTACTGCTGCAATTTTTTTCTTTATTTCGGCACGTTTACTGTGTGCTTCTAACAAATCTTTATTGGTTGCCGACATTGTGTTGATGGCGTTGATAAGAACCTCGTAGGCGCGGGGGGATTCACTAGACACGGCAAGTTCCATCAGCCTGTCAATGCTTTGTGTAGCCCGCACGGATGCTTCCGATAGATTCTTTCGGATGGTTTTGAAATCATCTTCAAGTTCTTCTGTATCGGTGCCATCATCAAGTACAACATTAACGGGTTCTACTTCCCGTTTGAAATCAGACGGAATCATTTCCGTGGATGATTCGAAAGATGGCAATGCATCCATAAAATCAACCAAGGAAGATTTCGGCAATTCATTAATAAGATTTGTTTCCATAAATTAAAATTGTATATGAACCACATCAGATATTGGTCTTTTTGACTTTTCTGTTTCTGAATAACCTTTTGGCTTGAAATCAAATCCTTCTAGTAAAAATTCTTTGAATGAAAGCAACCGAATACTTTCTATAAGTTTACTTGGTTTTAAAGAAAACGATCCTTTAGTACCAATATCGAAAGATTCTGTAATAGATTGTCTATTGTATTTCTTAATATAATCCGGGTGTAGTGCCCCAGAAGCAGACAATTCACCACCATTGTAATATCTGACTTCAGCATGAATATCTTGTATACCATGTTTTGCGGCATACACAAGTCTATGATTTCCTTCATTAACAAATGCTTCGCCTTTGTGATTAACGGTAATAAAAATAGGATTATTTTTACTATCAAATTTTCCAGAATCTTTTACAGATTTTTCCAAAGATTTCATCTTCGGAGTTTCTGGATCATTTCTATATTCGTGTTCATCCATAAGACCGGGTAACCGCTTTATCGCAACTACAGGAAGTTTTACCGTATGACTGAATGATCCGGTAACAGAACCACTAATTCCTTTGTTGCGATGATATGATTCATTCGCAAATGATTGTTTATTTCGCAACCAATCATCATTTGGAATATCTGAATAAAATTGTAAAGACATAAGGGGGATTCCTTTTAAAAGATTCCCCCTATTTATTTCGCTATGATAGTCCCAAATGCTCGCAAGTAACAATCCATGATTTCACGAAAGATGACCGGACAATATCATCAGGTGTGAATCTAAACGTTCTGAATTCGGCCATGCGCGATGCTACCGAAATAAAATCACGGAATCCGCTGGTTTCGTTCTTGTTGTAGATCAAATCATTTTGTGCACCATCGCCACATATAACGATTTTAGAATTTTCCCCAATCCTTGTGACAACGCTAGAACATTCGGCAAATGTGGAATTTTGCACCTCATCAAAAATCACGAAACTATTTTTTATAGAAATCCCCCGGATTGTTGTTGTCGTCAGGAATTCAATCTTGCCACAATCTTTAAGTTTTTCATAGGCATCTTTGCGCCCAAACAAATCGGCACAAATTTCGATATAGGGTGCTTCGTATGGCTCGGCTTTTTCGTCAAGTGAACCGGGCAAAAACCCTACAGATTTTGTTTGGCAAATACTTCTGATAATGACAAGTTTATCCACATTGTCATTGAATACATCCAAAAGCCCATGTGCCGTTGCAAGGTAGGTTTTCCCGGTTCCGGCACTGCCGTATAGCACGAATGCCATATTGTCTGGATCGGCAAATGCATCGAATACATCAGCCTGTGTATCGGTCAGTGGATCGATGTGCTTTAGTGTGTTTATGTTTATTTGATTCCTTTGTCTGACAGGCAATTGGGCTACATTTTCCATGTCTTTTTGTAGCTTGCTTTGTTGCCTAGATAGCCTACGCTGTTGGCGTTCGATCATTTGTGGTTGATCTTTAAAAAGTGCCGCAGTTCGTCTTTTTGTCAAAGGAATCTCCTATTAAGTTAAGGGAAGGGTGGATTCTCAAATCTATTTAGAAAGGCTAAATAGCAATAAGAAAATTCTTTTTAGGAGTAATGATATGTCTATTTTAAAAGTCGATACGATAAAGAATGTCGTCGAAAGCAAAACAATTGCCGTAAGTAATTTGGTGGATTCAACGACGCTAGCTGCAAGTGGTGGCAGTGCAAGTGTAGGATTCTTGCAGGCTGGTACTGGAGCAGTTGCACGGACGGTGCAAAGCAAGGCTCGGGAATCGGTTAGCGTTAAGGATTTTGGTGCTGTTGGTGATGGTGTTACCGACGACACGGTTGCAATTCAGGCTGCTATTGATTATGCATCGTCAGTTAATGTTGTCGTATTTGCTTCCGGCCAATTTAAAATAACCGGGA